TAAATCCGGCGCAGCCACCGCCTATTACTTCTAACCTTATAGAACTGCTGTTTTCAGAAAAACAAGCATCTAACATATATTTTTTGGCTTTTTCTGTGATGGTAACTAAATTTTTCATATCAGATATAAGTTTTTAGTTGCATTCTATATGGTTTAGCATTATATATATTTATGTAGATGCCTCATGGATCTACATTACATTTAACCTTGCTTAATAGGAGGTCTATATGACTCGTTTAGATATCGCTAAGTTTTTTGATATGCCTGGTTTTGATAAGTTCTTCGTCGGATATGAGCCAATGCTCAAGAGATTTGAAGATGCTCAAGCCACTCTTGCAAAAGTAATCCCAAATTATCCTCCATATAATATCGTCAAAGTTGACGAAAACAAGTATGTAATCGAAATGGCTGTTGCTGGTTTCGGTAAGCATAATCTTGATCTTGAATTTCAAGATGGCACACTTGTTATTTCTGGATCAACTGCAGTTGACAGCGATGAGGAAAATCAATACCTTTATAAGGGTATTGCAGACCGTTCATTTACACGTAAGTTCTCTCTTGCAGACACTGTGGAAATTAAGGGTGCTGATCTAGTAAACGGCATGCTTAAAGTATGGCTCGAGAACATTATTCCTGATTCAAAGAAGCCTAAGAAGATTGATATTACTGATACTGCTACAGAGAATAAAGTTGCTGACACAAAGCAGCTTTTGACTGAAAAAGGAAAGTAATATGTCTAAGATAGGTAGAAAAGTAACTCGTTGGCTGAGAAGTCAATCGAGAATGAAACAGACTGTTCGTGAATTAAGTGCTCTCACAGATAGAGAGTTGTCCGACATTGGTGTAGCTAGATGTGACATCTATAGAGTAGCAAGAGGGGTAGCAAGATGATTGACGCTATTACTCTTCTTATTACTGCTGTTACTGGTTACGTATTCTTAAAGGATATTTAATCATGTGGCCATACACAGTAGACGAACTAGTCATAATCAATGAAGGATCAAAATAATGGATGAAGTTAACACATTTATCGATACAGTCCAAAGTGCCAAGAAGGCAGTAGTAAAGTCAGTTGTAACCAATCCGGTTATTGCTGAGAGTCTTAATGGGTTTGTAGATGCACAAACAACTTACACTAAAGAAGCAGTAAAGGCTACTGTTAGTGCAATTGGTGTTATTACTGGTGAACTTGCTAAGATTAACGAACAGCTTTGGAATGGTAAATCGTTTAAAGCTATGCAGACAAAAATGAGTGACGATCTTTACTCATCTTTCTGGAAAGAAGCTTTTAAACAGTATAATCCATCATACAAGTAATACTAGAGGGGCTCAGGCCCCTCTTTTCATAAATAGGTATATGATTACATTTAAGACATTTTTAGAGAACTTTATGGACGGTAAGAACCCTCAAGATAAGGGTGATATGGCTCGTCATGATCTTAAAGGTAAGTCTATATCTCAATTAAAGAAAATTAGATCATCAGATTCAGCATCACCAAGGACAAAACAACTTGCCCATTGGTACATAAACATGCATAAAAAACATTGATCTATTTTTAATATCATTCTACAATATAGAATGAACAAATACAACCGAGACATTATACGTAAAAAAATCTTAGAGTACGCTCCTAAGATGCAACCGCTATTGCCTCCTTTAGATTCACATCCTGTGAGAGGAGCAATACCTCATATGTATTCTGTACTTGAAGGTGTATTTGGTAAACCTATTAAAGACGTGAGAGACTGTCGTTTGCAAGATGCTTTAGATATTTTGAAGTTTACGTTGGATAATGCTAAAGAATATTCTATAATGAAGCCACTAAGATCAAAATACGATCTTGAACCTGACGATCTCCCTCCTACCACATTGGATAAATTCTTTGAGTAAATTTTACACATCAGTTGCACTATACCGTAATGATATTCTTCTTCGTGGTTACGAAGGAGGTCAACGTATACAATATACTATTCCTTGCAAACCTTACTTGTTTGTACATTCTAAAAATCCTAACTCACCTTATCGTAATTTGAAAGGTAAACAAGTTGATAGAGTCGACTTTGAATCGCCTTCTGCTGCTCGTGACTTTATTAAACGTTATACTGATGTTGAAGGCTTTACTTACTATGGATTTACTAACTTCGTTTATCCATTTATTAATGACTATTATCCCGGTGATATTGATTATGATCCTAGACTTGTATCCAAGGTAAACATCGATATCGAAGTTGCAGCCGATCAAGGCTTCCCTGACATTCAAACAGCCAATAAAGAGATTACTGCTATCACGATGAAGAAGAATGACATTTATGTTGTTCTTGGTTGTGGTGAGTTTGATGTTAGTAAGCTAGATGATTCTATTAGAGAAAAAGTTAAGTACATCAAATGTAAAGACGAGGTAGAGTTACTTACCAAGTTCCTTGATGTCTGGCGTTCAAAGTGGTTCTCCCCTGACATTGTTACAGGATGGAATATTGAGTTTTTCGATATTCCATACATCGTTAACCGCATCAAGCGTGTTCTAGGTGATGCAATGGCTAAGAAGCTATCTCCCTGGGAACTGCTAGAAGAACGTACAGTTACTATAGCCGGTCGTGATAACCAGGTTTATGTTCCTGTTGGTATTGCACTATTAGACTATATGCAGATGTATCGTAAGTTTACTTTTACAATGCAAGAGTCATATCGTCTTGACCATATTGCTAATATCGAATTAGGTGAACGTAAGTTAGACTATTCTGAGTATGAAAGTCTGTTTGACCTTTACAAAAAGAACTACCAATTGTTCATTGAGTATAACATCCGAGACGTAGATCTTGTTGATAGACTCGATGATAAACTGAAACTGATTGAGCAAGTATTTGCTATTGCTTATGATGGTAAGGTAAATTATCAAGATACGTTTACCTCTGTGAGAATGTGGGATGTTATTATCCATAACTACTTGCTCAGTCAGAACATTGTTGTCCCTCAATTAAAGATTACCGAAAAAGAAAGACAGATCATCGGTGCCTATGTTAAGGATCCTCAGGTTGGTATGCATAAGTGGGTTGTCTCGTTTGACCTGAACTCTCTTTACCCTCACTTGATTATGCAGTATAATATTTCACCAGAGACATATGTCGGTCACATTTCAGCCATTAACGGTGATGATGGTGTACAAAAGATACTGGATGGATATCTCAATGAGCCCTCTATACGTAATCAGCTTGTTTCTTCCAACGTTACTTGTGCCGCTAGCGGCTGTATGTTTGATAAAGATTATCAAGGTTTTCTTCCCCGATTAATGCAGAAGATGTATGATGACCGTGTCATCTACAAAAAGAGAATGATCGAGGCTAAGAAGGAACACGAAGTTAATCCTTCCGAGGCAACTGAAAAAGCAATCGCACAAAACCATAACATGCAGTTAGCTAAAAAGATTCAATTGAACTCAGCTTACGGTGCATTATCAAATGCTTACTTTAGATGGTTTGATAATAAACTAGCAGAGTCAATTACACTTTCAGGTCAACTTTCCATTAAATGGATGGAAAGAGAGATGAACAAGTATCTCAACAAATTATTTAAGACTAAGGATGTAGATTATGTCATTGCATGCGATACGGATTCTATGTATATTACGCTTGAGCGTCTGGTCGACCAACTTTATGGTGAAGGCGCTGAAGTTGGAAAGGTTGTCAAATTCCTGGACGATGCATGTGAAAATCGCATTGAACCTTTTATTGAGTCATGTTACGAACAGCTTAGCGAATATGTTAATGCGTACGAACAAAAAATGAAGATGAAGCGAGAAGCTATCGCTAACAAAGGCATCTGGACTGCTAAGAAGCGATACATTCTCAACGTGTGGAATAACGAAGGTGTGCAATACTCTGAACCTAAGCTAAAGATGATGGGTATTGAAGCTGTTCGTTCATCTACACCTGCTTCATGTCGTGTTAACATTAAAAAATGTATCAATGTTATTATGAATGAAACTGAGGATGCTACTATTGAGTTCATTCAGAAGTTTCGTAAAGAGTTTGCTAAACTGCCTTTCGAAGATGTTGCATTCCCTAGAGGTGTTAAGTTAACCCATGATACTGGTAACGGTAAGATACCATACAAGCTAGGTGAAAAAGGTTTACCTATTCACGTAAGAGCAGCTTTACTATACAACACTATGCTTAAAGATAAGAAACTAGATCAGAGGTTTCCTCTAGTACAGGATGGTGATAAAATTAAATTCTGTTATATGAGAACACCTAACCCTGCTCGTGAAAATGTCTTTGCTTGTCCTGGTACATTGCCTCGTCAACTTGGTATGGATCAATACATAGATTATGACACACAATATGATAAAGCGTTCGTTGAACCTATTAGAACTATTTTAGATGCAATTGGCTGGCAAGTAGAAAAAACAGCCTCTTTAGAAGATTTCTTTATGTAAGGAGTTACAATGGCTAAGAACCCATTAGAGTTTGATACAGATTTTGACTTTGGTTTTGATTTTAGTGATGACTTAACAGATACTGTTAATGAGAAAGAACAGCAAGCTGCTATTGCACAAAACAAAGCAGAGACTATGTACAAGATGATCATGCCTCTACTTAACAATCTTAAAAAGAATCCTGATAAACCAAATATTGTTTGGCCTGATCGTGAGAAAAAGATTGCAGAATTTATTCAAAAATTAGATAATGTATTAAAGAGCTAATTGAATAGGAATTATATTATGTCACTTATTAACCGTCTTATTAAAAATTCTACTATTGAAGATACTTCTATTCTTACCGACTCAAAGATCTATGGTAAGAAGGATATGATTTCAACTAACGTTCCAATGGTGAACGTAGCACTATCAGGTAGTGTCGATGGAGGCTTGACGCCAGGCCTTACTGTTCTAGCTGGTCCATCGAAGCATTTTAAGTCTGCCTTTTCTCTCCTTATGGCATCAGCTTATATGAAGCAGTACCCTGATAGTGTTCTTTTATTCTATGATTCAGAGTTTGGTACTCCTAAGGGATACTTTGAGTCATTTAACATTGATATGGATAGGGTTCTTCATACACCTATCACAGATATCGAACAACTTAAGTTTGATATTATGAAACAGCTTGCAGAAGTAAAACGTGATGATAAGGTCGTTATTGTTATTGACTCTGTTGGTAACTTAGCTTCTAAGAAAGAAGTAGAAGATACTATGAACGAGAAGTCTGTTGCAGATATGTCTCGTGCTAAATCATTAAAGTCTTTATTTCGAATGATTACCCCTCACCTTACTCTCAAAGATATTCCTTTGATTGTTGTTAACCATACCTATATGGAAATTGGAATGTTCCCTAAGGCAATCGTTGGTGGTGGTACAGGCATATACTACTCTGCTGATACTATTTGGATTCTCGGTCGTCAGCAAGAGAAGGACAATGGTGAGATTGCCGGTTATAACTTTATCATTAACGTAGAGAAGTCACGTTATGTTAAAGAGAAGTCTAAGATACCTATTACAGTATCATACGAAGGTGGTATTAAGAAGTGGTCTGGTCTTCTTGATCTAGCATTAGAGGGTGGTTATGTTGTTAAGCCATCTAACGGATGGTATCAACTCGTTGATCGTACTACTGGTGAGGTTATTGGTAATAAAATGCGTGCAGCTGATATTGAGGATAATGGTGCAGTATGGAAAGAAGTATTCTCTAAGACTGACTTTGCTTCATTTATTAAAAACAAATATACTCTCGTTGGTGGTTCATTAATTCAACAAGAAGAAGCTGATGATGATGAATAATGAGAAGATGGAGAAGCGTATAGAAAGACTTATGCTTCCTATCGAAACTCAAATTATGATGTGTGATGATCAGAATGATTTATTACTATTAGCAGTTGGTATGCTAAGAAAGACAATCCTTATCTTTGATAATCATTATCAGCAAGAAGGTCGTAAAGCATTAATAGAGACATTTAATAAATGATAGAAAAAACAATACTATCCCATTTAGTTTATAATGAAGCATTTGCAAGGAAAGTATTACCTTTCCTTAGAGATGATTACTTTCAGAATCAACCTGATAAGGTTGTATATAAACTAATCTCAGACTATGTTCAAAAGTATAACAGCACTCCTACCAAGGAAGTGCTGTTCCTTGAGTTGAATAATAAAGATGGTCTGTCTGAAGTTACCTTCAAAGACTCTAAACGTACAATAGAAGATCTACAAACAGACAATACTGATATACAATGGTTATTAGATAGTACAGAGAAATTTTGTCAAGAGAAAGCAATCTATAATGCAATTATGGCATCGATTAAAATCCTGGATGATAAAACAGGGGCGTCTAGTACAGGAAATATACCAACTCTTCTCAGCGATGCTTTGGGTGTATCTTTCGATGTTAGTGTTGGTCATGACTACTTTCTTAATGCTGATTCTAGATTTGACTTTTATCATCGTAGGGAAGAAC